TCCAGTGGCGCTAATCCATCCGGCATCCGCAGGACATGGATTAAATCTTCAATCCGGAGGATCCACCCTTGTGTGGTTTGGAATTACCTGGAGTTTGGAACTTTATCAGCAGACAGTAGCAAGACTTTACAGGCAGGGTCAAAGCAGCAGAACGGTTACAGTAATCCATATTCTGACTCAGGGTACAGTGGATGAGAAAATCATGAAGGCACTGGCAGAGAAAGACAGCACCCAATCGGCACTGATCGATGCGGTAAAAGCAGAATTGTAAATCAGAGACAATCCGAGAGAAATTAATACTTTCGGAGGTTAGGCTTATGACAGCAAGAGAATTTTTAAACCGACCATTTATTCTGAATAATAAGATCAACGACAAGAAGATCAAACTTGGATATTACAGAGAATTGTCATGCAGTGTTTCTTCTCCTGGATTTGAGGAGCATTATTCAAGTAATCGAAACATAAAAGCACCCTTTGAAAGATATCTTGAGAAAATCGATGCCTTGGAAGAAGAACTTGCAGAGGATTATAAAAAGCTGGAGGAACTTCGCTGTGAGCTAGATAGTGCCATTGATTTGGTAGAAGATCCGATGGAACAGATGATACTTCGGTACCGATATATTGAATTAAAGTCCATGCCGGAAATATCGGTGCAGATGTATTATTCCCTTCGGTGGACGAAGCGTCTTCACAGACGTGCTTTGGATAGTTTTGAAAGAAGCCACCCCTAGGCCACCCCCAGGCCACTCCAAAGACACCCCCTTGCATGCGGTATAATGTAAACTGTAGAAAAAGAATAAATGAAGGAAGAGCCTTTGCAGGAAAAATCCCGCAGAGGCTTTTGTTATATCTAAAGGAGGTGCTGATGTGCCAAGAAGGCCAAAGGGTCCTTGTAGTTTTCCTGGCTGTCCAAATCTAACGGACGGTAGGTACTGTGAGGAACATAAGAAGCAAGCCAACCGTTCCTACGAGAAGTATGGCAGAGATAAAGTTGTACGCCGCAGGTACGGACGAGCTTGGAAACGAATCCGTGACAGCTATGTTAAGACCCATCCATTCTGTGAGCTGTGCTTTGAGAAAGGAATTATCGTCCCAGTAGATGAAGTTCATCATAAGAAACCATTGTCGGAAGGTGGTACCCATGACAGAAGTAATTTAATTTCTCTATGCAAAAGCTGTCATGCCAAGATTCATGCAGAGCGTGGTGATTATCACGGAAGCAAAAAACATCGTATTTACGGATATGACAATGACCCCAGGGGCGGCCAAAATCTCTAACACCAAGGCCACCGTGGAACGGCGTGGGGTCTTGCGTGTGAAAAATGCGAAATCAAAAGGGTAATTAAAGGAGGAACATGAGACGTGCCTACGAAATCAAACAACATAGGCGGCCGTGGAGGCAGAAGGCCAGGTGCCGGACGCAAGAAATCGGCGGTCAAAGAAAAAGCAAATAACGGAAATCCGGGAGGGAGAAAATTGGAAGTTCTGGATATTCCGGATGTGGAAGGTGTGGAGATGCCAAAGCCACATGACTTCTTGTCTGCAGAACAAAGAGACGGATCAGAGCTGCAGGCATCTGAGATTTATGAGGAGACCTGGCAGTGGCTAAAGAAAATTGGATGTGCATCGAAAGTATCCCCGCAGCTTTTAGAGCGATATGCGATGTGTTCCGCTCGCTGGATTCAGTGTGAAGAGATGACCAATAAGCTAGGGTTTCTTTCTAAGCATCCTACTACACAGAAACCCATTCCATCTCCATTTATCAATATTGGCATTAACTATATGAACCAAGCTGTAAGGCTGTGGAATGAAATATTTCAGATTGTGAAGGAAAACTGCAGTACCGATTATGACGATGCTGCTCCGCAAAACGATTTGATGGAGCGACTCCTAAGAGCAAGGGAAGGAAGATAGCATGATTGAGAAAGTAAATCCGAGCCATCCGGATAAGATGGCAGACAGAATAGCAGGTGCTATTGTTGATTTGGCATATAAGAAACAGGAAAATCCGAAGATTGCAGTAGAGGTGCTTATCGGTCATGGCTATGGTCATGTGGTGATTGAAACCTCTGTGGATATGGAAAGAGAAGATATTGCATACATTGTGGAGCGAATTGCTCCGGGCATTCGGGTGTTTATTCAGATCGTGCCACAGGATGTGCATCTTTCAGAAAATCAGTCCAAGGGAATGAGATGCGGTGATAACGGAATCTTTAAAGGAATGCCGCTGACAGAGGAGCAGAAAGCACTCTCTAAGATTGCAAGAGAAATCTACACTTCTTATCCGTATGATGGAAAGTACATTCTGGATGAAGCAAGACTGATCATCTGTCAGAGCAATGCAAAAACTACAGATTTGAAAAACACATATCCAAATGCGGAAATCAATCCGCTTGGTGATTGGACTGGCGGAATTGATGTAGATTCCGGTGCAACCAACCGAAAACTTGGAAGTGATATGGCGGATTCTGTGACAGGCGGAGGTCTTCATGGAAAAGATTTATCTAAAGCAGATGTGTCCGTTAATATCTATGCATTCCTTAAAGCACAGAAAACAGGCAAGCCTGTAGAAATTTGCTGTGCCATTAGAGACGATAGGATTGACAGCAGACCGTATGCAGAGATTGTAGAGATTGCAAGAGAATATATTCAGTCCATCGGTGGCTTTGAGAAGTTTGCCGAATGGGGACTATTTTAGGAGGCGGCTATGAGTAAGACAACAACAGAAATGCAGCTTGTAGCTGTATCAAAACTAATTCCTTATGTAAATAATGCAAGAACTCATTCAGCAGAACAGATTATGAAACTTCGTTCTTCTCTTCGTGAGTTCGGCTTTATCAATCCTGTCATTATTGATAGAGAATATAACGTGATTGCGGGACATGGAAGAATCCTTGCAGCAAAGGAAGAAGGCATCACAGAAGTACCGTGTGTATTTGTGGATTATCTGACAGAGGCACAGAAGAAAGCATATATCTTGGCGGACAACCGAATGGCAATGGATGCAGGATGGGATGAGGAGCTTCTTCGTATTGAGATTGAATCCTTAAAGGATATGGATTTCAATGTGGGTCTGACCGGTTTTTCTGAAGAAGAGCTTGCTGAACTCTATGGAGAGGACAAGCAGTCAGAAGTGGAAGATGATGACTATGACCTGTCTGATGCACTGGAAAAGGCTGCTTTTGTACAGCGTGGAGATATCTGGACGGTTGGCAGACACAGACTGATGTGCGGCGATGCGACATCAAGTGAAGATGTGGCACGGCTGATGGATGGAAAGAAAGCCAATCTCATTATTACGGATCCTCCATATAACGTTGCATTTGAAAGTTCGGATGGACTTTCCATTAAAAATGATAAGATGGCAAATGATAAGTTTTATGAATTTCTGCTTTCTGCATTTAAGAACATGGCAGAACATCTGGAAAAGGGCGGCTCCGCTTATGTATTTCATGCAGATACAGAGGGACTTAATTTCAGAAAAGCATTTGTGGATGCAGGTTTTCACTTGTCGGGATGCTGCATTTGGGTGAAGAATTCTCTGGTGCTTGGCAGATCGGATTATCAGTGGCAGCATGAGCCAGTGCTTTATGGCTTCCTTCAGAATGGCAAGCATTACTGGAGCAAGAGTGCCGGAAGAAGTCAGACCACTATTTGGAACTTCGACAAGCCAAAGAAGAACAAGAATCATCCCACATCAAAGCCGCTTGACCTTCTTGCTTATCCCATCGGAAATTCCAGTCAGGAAAATGCAATTGTTATCGATATCTTTGGCGGCAGTGGCTCCACACTGCTGACCTGTGAGAAAACTAATCGTATCTGTTATACGATGGAATTGGATGAGAAGTATGCATCTGTTATTTTGCGAAGATATGTGGAGGATACTGGGGATGCAGAAAATGTACTTGTTATAAGAAACGGAGAAAAAATTGCTTACTCCGACCTTGTGAAAGAGGTGGAGGGAGCAGATGGAGAATAACAATTTAACACTTGGAAGTCTATTCGATGGCTCGGGTGGATTTCCTTTGGGAGGCTTGATTTCCAGTATTACCCCTGTGTGGGCATCGGAGATTGAGCCTTTTCCTATTCGTGTGACAACCAAAAGACTGCCACAGGTAAAACATTATGGGGACATCTCCAAGATGAACGGGGCAGAGATTCCTCCCGTGGACATCATAACCTTTGGCAGTCCATGCCAGGATATGAGTATTGCAGGTAAGCGTGACGGACTTTCCGGCTCCCGTTCTTCACTGTTTTATGAGGCAGTCAGAATCATAAAAGAAATGAGGTGTAAGACAAATGGGCAAAAACCAAGATTTATCGTCTGGGAAAATGTCCCCGGAGCATTCAGCTCCAACAAGGGAGAAGACTTCCGTGCCGTCCTCGAAGAGGTCTGCAAAATCAAAGACGGATCAGTGTCAGTGCCTAAGCCTTCAAAGTGGAACCGGGCAGGAAAAATCATGGGAGATAATTACTCCGTTGCCTGGAGACAGTTTGATGCTCAGTTTTGGGGAGTACCCCAGAGAAGAAAACGTATCTACCTTGTCGCAGATTTTGATGGCTGGAGTGCCGGAAAAATACTATTTGAGTCAGAAGGCTTGTCTGGGTATTCTAAGACGTGCATCTCTTCGTGGAAAGGAGCTGCCGCTGCTTCTAAAAAAAGCACTGGAGATGCAGGCATCGGCTTAATGTTTGAAAATCATGGGCAAGACTGTAGGTACAAGGGTCCTCTTGATGTGTCACAGACGGTTCTTTCCACTTATGGAACAGGCGGAAACAATCAGCCCTTTGTGGTGGAAACACCGAAGACACTGAAGATACGAAGTGGATGTGAAGGTGGTGGAAAAGGTGCTTTGATCCAGGATAACAAGTCTGCAACTCTTGGAACAAACAATGATCAGACCTTGTTTCAGCCAGTTGCTTATGGTATCTGTTCCAAGGACAGCAACTCCATGAAATCCGCAAATCCAAACAGTGGATTTTATGAGGCGGATACAAGCCGAACCATCGATAGCAACGGTGGAAACCCAAGCTGTAATCAAGGCGGCATTACTGTGATTGAAGGCAATGGCACTCGCCCTTCTCATAAGGGGGATGGTTACAAAGAATCAGATGTCATGTATACCTTAAATGCGACAGAACAGCACGCGGTAGCTTATGGTATCGGCAGACCTGCAATGAACCAAGGCTACAATGCGAAGTTCAGTTTTCAAATCGAGGAGGAAGTGGAACCAACCATTGTGGCAGCGGGTGCAAGTGGTGTGGCTCATCCGGTGTACAGTTCTTCCAAGGCCTCTTTTTTCACATCCGCTGAAGAGGAGATGGCAAACACTCTCGTTGCCACAGACTACAAGGATCCACCGATTGTGAATGAACCAAGGTATATCGTGAGAAGACTGACCCCTACGGAATGTGCAAGGCTGCAGGGATTTCCAGATTGGTGGTGTGATGAGCTTGGAACAGAAAATCCTACCAATGAGGATATTTCTATATGGAGAGAAATCTTTCAGACACACACTGATGCACTCGGAAAGAAAACAAAGCCGAAGACAGATAATCAAATCAGAAAATGGCTTAAGAACCCACATTCAGACTCAGCGGAGTATAAGATGTGGGGCAATGGTGTAGCACTTCCTAATGTGGTGTTCGTGCTTTCCGGAATAGCATATTATGCACAAAATCATGATGGATAAATCGGTTCATATTTTACTCGGATATTTACAGATAGGACTTGCTATTTATGCGATTCAGAGTGATATATGTAGTACCGAAAAATAAAGGAGGTACTTATAAATGAGAGTAGAATTTAACCGGACCGGAGCAGAGAGAAAAGCACTGGTTACAGCAATTGGAGAAATCCTTGGAACAAAGCCAAAGTACAAGGGGATGCCAACTGCGGCTTATGACTTTGGAGGACTCATAGTAGATAAGACCGGAGCCTTGGAATTTGACGAGAACATTTTTCCGAAGGACATCGAAGAACTTCTGAAGAAACTTGCGGACAGCGGCTTTGTTGCAGAAGAAAAGGAAATACCCAAAGAGCCGGAAGAAACGCCACAGGGCGAAGATGCAGGGCTTACGGTGGCTATTCCGCTTGAGAATGTTTCAGCCGGAAACCTTACGAAGCTGCTTGATGCAAAAGGTGAACTAATTAAGAAAGCCTTGGGAGTAGATGATATCCGAATCGAAATTGATGAGGAAAAAGTTTCATTTCCTTGGTTTCCCGAACTGCCGGATGCAGAAACCTGCCAAGCTTACCAGAATTTCATTGCAGCACTCTGCAAGATGAGTAAAGAACAGAAACGCATCAACTCCACAGAAAAGAAAGTCAGCAATGAGAAATACGCATTCAGATGTTTCCTTTTAAGACTTGGATTTATCGGTGAGGAGTACAAAACTGACCGAAGGATACTTTTAAAGAATCTGACAGGATCATCTGCATTTAAGAATGGAGCAAAGAAGGAGGTTCTGAGTGATGAGATTTCCAAGTAAAGAGATAGTAGCAAGGGTACGCAAACAGTATCCTGCCGGTTGCCGAGTAGAGCTTACCCATATGGATGATTTGCAGGCACCACCGATTGGAACGAGAGGTACTGTTATTGGAGTGGATGATACAGCAAGCATTATGGTTGCTTGGGATAATGGTTCTGGATTAAATGTAGTATACGGAGAGGACCGCTGCAGAAAAATCGAGGAGTAATATGCACAGTATCCTTCTGAAATAATTGTCACATATATGCCGAAAAATAACTTGCTATTATGTGCCTTTAGAGTGATATATAGTACTACCGAAAGGGAAAACAACACACTTAGGAGGAAACTACAATGAAGGAAATCAGAAGATTTGAGGAGCTTATGAATGCAAAGGAAAACATCAGCTTGAAAGACGCAGGAGTTAACAGCACACTTTACCGGGCATACAGAACTTCTAAAGAAGAATCCGGCAATGACCTAATCAATTTTGACGATATAATATGGGATCATGACATTAAGGAAATTGCAGACAGCATGAGAGCAGAAGGAATCAAGAAATTCACCATCAGCTCCACATTTTCAAGCCTTATCGAAACCTTAGCAGAATTTGAAAAGAACGGCATTTACATGAACGGACTTACAACGGTCAACGCAAGATACACCGATTGGAAAACAGGAGAGCAGGCCAGAATTCCGGCAATCAAGATGGAGGTGAGATAGGCATGTGGGCAGAAGGAAGCATCAAGGTTTCAAACAACATTTTCCATTACTGGGTCAAACACTTCGAAGAACCGAGCGAAGATTACGGTATGGACGGCGGCAGGATTTCCAAACTGATGTTAAAGCGTGACGGTGAGATTACCTATAACTATGACAGAGGATTGGATATTCCTCCGGCCGACAAAGAAACCGAGATGGCACTTGCCATTTTGATGAAGGAATATAACTAAAACAGAAAGTTTCAGAAGAACCGCCCGCAAGGGTGTGTTCCTCGTTCTACGATATATATTGGACAGTCGCAGTGATGCGGCTTATTTTTATACAATTTTGGAGGTGATGCAGCTTGCGAAAATTAGAAGATTATAAGCCTACCAAGTTCATGGCAGATACCTCGCATTACGATGAAACGATGGCAGATTTCGCTGTCAGCTTTATTGAGGAGCTATGCCATACCAAAGGAACATGGGCAGGAAAGAAGTTTGAACTGATTGATTGGCAGGAACAGATCATAAGAGATTTATTCGGCGTGTTAAAACCAAACGGATATCGTCAGTTCAATACAGCATATATCGAAATCCCTAAGAAACAGGGTAAATCAGAACTTGCAGCTGCCGTAGCACTTCTTCTTTTATGTGGTGATGGCGAAGAAAGAGCCGAAGTGTACGGATGTGCAGCAGACAGAAACCAGGCCAAGATCGTATTTGATGTGGCCGTGGATATGGTGAAATTCTCTCCCGCACTACTGAAAAGAGTCAAAATTTTGGAGTCGCAAAAGAAACTGATATATAAACCAACCAACAGTTTTTATCAAGTTTTGTCGGCGGATGTTGCCAATAAGCATGGCTTTAATACGCACGGAGTAATTTTCGATGAGCTTCATACTCAGCCGAATCGAAAACTCTATGACGTAATGACACAAGGAAGTGGTGACGCAAGAATGCAGCCACTGTACTTTCTGATTACCACAGCCGGAAATGATACCAACTCTATCTGCTATGAGATACATCAGAAGGCTCTGGATATTCAGGCAGGAAGAATAATGAGGTGTGATAGCGATAGCGGCAAAAAGCTAATAAAATCAATGGTTTTGCGGACAGCGGAT